CATCGACGAGAGCGGAGGCCACGTCACGCACTAAGCGGACAGCTCTTTCAACGTCTGGTTTAGCTGTGTTCACGGGAACCCCTTACTTGGATCAACATTGCGCGGTATTGCTGAATCAAGGCTGTGTCTCGGATCGCTTTCCAGCGCTCCCCTGATGGGTTCTTCGGGCTGGTATTGTCGGCGTGGACTCGCGCCATCATCATGTCGCCCGCTGGGACGCTGACGATGGCGCCGTCATGGATCGCCTGCATCACAAATGCCCGATCTTCGTAGTCGGAGTTATTCAACGGGCCATCCAGGAAGTGGTGTTTCTCCCACCAGTCCTTCCGGTAAATCAAGGATGTGCCGAAAGCTCCAGGTGTCCTGTCGCTGAACGCCGACCCGTTGAAGATAGCACCGCAATAACGCCAGAAATTCGTACCGTCCGTGAAAAGCATCGAGTGGTAGCCGGCCACCTGCTTGCCGGTCCTTTGCAGCGTGGCCATCTGATTGGCGAGCCGGTTTGAGGCGGACCAGTCGTCGGAATCGACGTGGGCCACGTATTCCCCGTGCGCCAGGAGACACCCCAGGTTCCGCTTGGCCCCGATGGTAAGCCGCTTCGGAAGGCAGAAATAGTGAATTTTGGCTGTTCCAGTGGCTCCGGAGTCCTGAGTGCTGCCATCGGGCCAGTTCGCTGCCTGGATGCCGCCACAGCCAACCGCTGCGCCAATGGCAGCCATTTCTGTCGCATCCCCGCCGCAGAAGCGTGCTGCTTTGGCCGCTTCTGCCGGGAAAGCTGGACACTCGGCATCGTCGAGCACCAAAAGCTCGGTATTCTGCCACGTCTGCCGCCGCCAGCACTCTACCGCCGCCGCCGACAAAGCACACCGGCCTCGGCACGGCATAATCGCACTGACCATTTCAGACAAGGATATTTACTCCACCCAACTTATGATCGCGATGCCGCTCCCCCCCGCACCGCCGATCCCCGTGGACCCACTGCCAGAGCCACCACCACCGGTATTCGCCGCACCAGCAGCGCTGGTAGCACCTATGATCGAACCGCCGCCATTGGACCCAGGAGCGTTGGCTATTCCGCCACCACCGCCACCGGCATATCCGTATAGCCCAGGACCGCCAACGGACCCGACCCCAGCACCGCCCGCACCGCCGCCACCGCCGGGACTTACGCTGTTTGTACCAGTACCACCGCCGCCCGACGCCGCCGTACTTGCGCCAGAGGCGCCACCAAGGCCGCTGGCGGTCGCGCCACCACCACCAAGCGCCGACAGCGACCCGAAGGACGAAGTTCCGCCCGCTAAGCCAGGAACGGAGCCACTATTTCCGGACGCCCCGCCAGCGCCGATAGTAACAGTCACCGCACCTGTCAAAGGAATCGTTTGCAGGACCACCGATCCGCCGCCGCCGCCGCCGCCGGGACTGCCGCCGGCCGAACCAGAACCACCACCGCCTCCGCCGACAAGGAGAACAGTAACCCATCCCCCGTTCAGTAGCAGTGCCGCAGATGGCGTGAACGTGCCGCTACTGGTGAAAATCTGCTGCCGTTGGATGTTGGTAGCCGGTTGATAACTCATAATATTCGATCCCTCCTAGATAATCCGCCAATTGGCCCCGTCGGAGACCATCTGGTACGACGCGCCTTGTCTGGAATCCGCGATGCTGGCCTGCCCATCAATGGTTTGGCCGGAATATCCGGCGATGGTCACGGAGTTCTGGCTCGCATCGGTTTTCTTGATGTTGACCTCGAACCCAGACTTACCAACCGCAGAGAAAAGCGTCCGCGTGATTGCCCCGCCGGATGCGTCCACAAGTTCGACGATCTCCTGTGCCGTGCTGGCGACGTTGCCGCTGGAACTGATGGAGACCACCGATGGAAGCTGAACACTCAAACCGGACCCGCTAATCCAGAGCGCCTGGGTGATCGGCACGATAGCGCCGCTCGGACGCACGATGAACATCTGGATGGTGATGCTGTTGGCTAGCGAGCAGATTGCCCCTGGATTGGTAAGCGACGACGGCCAAGCGAACGCCCGACCTCCGGTCCCATCCTGCGCGATGATGAACAACAGCATCTGACCGGCGGCTTGCCCAGTGACATTCGAGGATGCGACGTTGCCTGTCAACGTGAGGTCGAACGAGTTGTAGCTGGCGGCATTAAATATGACCGCACTGGAATACGTGACCGTCTGGATACCGCCGGACACATCGGCAAGCGTCCTGATATTGGACAGAACAGCGACCAGATTGGAGAAGTTCGAATCAGAGACGACGTATCCCTTATTCGCCAGCGATTGCGCCATCGCCGCCGCAAAGATCGACCACTGAGACCATGCCTTGTTTGCAAGCGGCGATGGCAGTAGTCCGTCCGTGACTGCGCCGCCCGTCCTAATCGGATCGGTCGCATACGTGGCGTCCGATTCTTGGTTAATACCCCCAGGGTTCCACTGCAAAAAATTAGTGCTCATGCCGCCGTTCCTTTCTACAATTCTCTACCTGGCTACAAACTTGCCGAGATCAAAACCGCTGATCCACTGAGTCTCCGCATCGAACCCGAGCATCGGGAGTTCCGCAAAAGTAAAGATGAAATTAACACCCTCTGGCCTCGGGAGCATATACCCGTGAATTACGAGGTCGATCACGAGTTGCGACGTGAACGCCCCGGCCACGTAGATCGAAACCGTCATGTCCTGGTTGTCGGTGAAGATCATCGTCCCGCCGGGGAACAGCGCCTTCCAGATAGCCAGAATGCCTGGGATTGTTCCGTCCCAGTGGTTTTTCAGGATTGTGGCCTGGAGCAAGAGCCGATACGTTGGATCGTCCAGGACCGGACTCACCGTTTCGGCTGGCGAGCCAACCGGCGTCGGCTGAAATCCCACTTGCCGCGGCTGGCCGATGATCGAGCCGAGCACGTCGAGCTGTGGGCCAACCGCATCGGTGATCGAGAATGCCGACGGGAACTGCATGGCGCAGGCCAACACGTCCTGGTAGAGTTGCAAGTTCGCAGTGAGCCATGCATTGAAACACGGCGCGGATCTGAGCTGACTCGGGACAAGCGATAAAAAATAACTGACTGGCGGCGGAGTCATAATTGCTGGACCATTATTCCCTTATATACTGTGAGCCGATTTCGTTTGTCACACCAGCGTTACGATCACGTCGGCGGTGATCCCGGACGACGCAACGTTGTGCGAAACAGGCACGTCCGAGGTCCCCACTGGCCCCGGCGACGTACCCAACGTCAGCGCATGGATTGAGAACAGCGGGGCTGCGGGATTCGGATTCGCTATAACGGCGGCGCCGAACAGTTCGCTCCACACCACGCTCTGTCCGATACCGAGGCTGTTCAGATACGCCACGATGTTGGCGATAATAGCAGCCTGGGTCGCGCTGGTGAATCCCTGGAGCGGATGGACATTCAGCGACACGTAAATGGGCAGGTAAGCCAGCACGTCGAAGGAAATCACCATCGTGACGGTAGGATTATTCGAGTCCGTCACCGTGGTGCTGGTCGTCCCGTTCGTCAAGCAGCCCGGACACTTGTTCGTGTAGATAGCCAGGGCGATGGCCGCCGCGGCGCCGCCTTCCACCACGCAGGTGATCGAGTTCCTCGGACCAAGCGCGATGCCGTCCCCGATGTAGAAGGGCACTCCGGACTGCGTCCCCGGCGGCGTAGTTAATGTGAGTTCGGTTGGCGAAACGTAGCCGGCAATCGTGTAGGACGTTACGCCGATGACGACGGCTTGACCGACCATCGTGGCGTCGAAAGGATACCCGGTCTTCAGGATGATGACGTTATCGTTCGGCGGACTCGCGCTATCCACGTTCGCCGTGTTGCAGACACCGTAACTGGTTGTATTCCCGTACTGGTTCTCGTAGACGATGGAGCGCGTCACGCCCGAGACACCGGCCACCTTCGCCGCTGTGCCCGTTCTGAGCGCCAGGGATGGCTGGGACTGCGAGCTCAGGAGCCGGGCCCGGTAATGGGAGTCGGCCTCCACTGGAACGCCAGGGACGCCCGCTGCGCTGTTCGTAACAGAGGTCCAGCCGGCCGTCGGCGTCACGATGGTGGTAACTGCCCCGATGTTGACGGTAATCGCTCCGACGTTCTGCGCGGTCGCGATGACGTTCACCGTCCCACCGCTGCCGATAGTGGCTGGCGATCCAAGGTTCCAGTAATTTCCGTTTGTGTCGCTAACCACTCCGCTCGTGATTACCGTTCCTGGATTCCCTGTCAGTGTGACTACCACAGTCGAATTGGTGGCTGCATCCCTGCGCGTTCCAATCACTATCCCGATCAGGTCCAACGCCGACCCGATGGCCGTTAGCGGATTGAAGCTGAGATAGATCGCCTGGAGTGCTTGGTTCGTGTTCGCCGCCTGGAGCGACCTGATCGCGATGTCCATTTCATCGGCTGAATCGCTCCCCAAATATACCGATGATCCGTACACGCTGAGATAATTCTGGTTCAGCCATGCCAGAATATCCGAGTACGAGGGTATGCTGAATCCGTCTGATCCAATCGAAGGGGGTTGGTACGCCATGTAGCCTCGCTTATTTAATCGACTGCCACGCGCTGGACCCACAGATCCACAGTAGTCCAGTCGTCGTACCGTTCGTCGCGGTGTAAATGCTGCCGTTCACACAGGAGCCACCAGGGGAGCCGGAGCCATGGGACCAGGAGACCGTGCCGACGCCAAGCACTGTGGTGGCAGACGTGCCGATCTGTGCTGTGTTGCTGCCAAGGCCAACGGCATTTGCGCCGATCACGATCTCGTTGGTGTCGCCATTTGCCAGGGATTCTGTGTTGGCCCCCAAATAGGCTGAGGTTGCCGACGTTTGATTCGGCGTCGAGCCTCCAGTGATATAGCTGCCCGCCAAATATCCTTGGCCTACGTTGGTCGCTCCAGTCGTAAGGTTATTCAGTGCGTAAACGCCGATGGCGGAATTATTCGACGCCGTTGTAAGATTTGATAGGGAGTAAGCACCGACCGACGCATTGTTCATGCCAGAGATATTTGATTCTAATGCGTTCACCCCAAGCGCAGAATTCCCGCTGCCGGTTGTGTTGTTTTCCATGGAACTATATCCGACAGCGGTATTCACCCCTCCAGTGGTAGTATCAAGCAGCGCCAACGCCCCAATGGCTGTGTTCCCGGCCGAATTGGTCTCATACCGTAGCGCCGCGGAGCCGATGGCAGTCTGGTAATTCCCCAAGGTGTTGTTGTATAGGGCGTCGGAGCCAAAAGCCACATTGTTGCTGCCAGAACTGTTTGAGTATAGCGAATAACTCCCATTTGCGGCGTTGTACTCCCCGGTCGTGTTGGACAGTAGCGCATCGAACCCGCTCGCGGCGTTGTACGTCCCGGTCGTGTTCGTCTGGCCGCCGCCGCCTAAGAATAAGTTTCCGCCCGTCGTCCCCGTCCCTGCCGACATCAATAACGACGGCGCCAACGTAAGCGTCTGCGCAGTCAGTGAGTGCGTCCCCAGGTTTACGTTCCCCGTAGCGCCGGTGTACGGCACGCCCGCTGGCGCTGCGTTGAGCGTGTACGCCAGATTGTAGTCGAGCGCGATCTGAGACCCCTGGAGTGGCGTGGTGCTTTGGAGATAGACAGGGGAGCTATACAGCAGCGTCCACCACGTAGGCGACGTGTCTGGATCGTTGTCTATGTTCCCGCCAAGCAAGCTCACATAGGCCGAGGAGTTGGGCGCATAGAACACCACATTGCACGAAGCGAACGTCGTCCCGCCGGCCCACGTTCCGCTCCACGTCCGTGGATCTGGCGTCCCATTGCACGCCTGTCCCCAGGCGGCTGCGGAGAGAATAATTGAGATCAGAACGAGTCGAATTTTCATTATTGCTGTCCCCATATCCCCTGCGCCGTCCCCCACGTTCCGCTGGCCGCGCCGTACGTCTGGCTGGACGGCGCATTGCCCACAGTGAGCGCGCCGAACGCCGTCTGCACCACCGCCGAGAACGCGAACGTCCGGCCCGCTGGTCCGTACTTGACCACCAGCGATGAGATCCCCGTCACATACGGTGTCCCCAAGATCCGGTTGCGCAGGATCAGCGCCACGGCCTGCGAGTTGGTGGAGACTCCAAGCAGGCTTTGGAATAGCGGCGTACCTTCAGATACGTTCCAGAACACTTCGCCCGTCAGCAACTTAAGTCGCGTGGCGATGATCTGGCCCACCGCATCAATGTTCCCCAGGAAGTTCGCAAGCCCGTTGCCGCGCATCGGATCGCCGCCCACGCTTAGCGCGCGCACGGTGATGACACCACCCGTCCCGAGATTCGGGTTAGCCGGCAGGTTGGATGGGATCGGCGTTGCCCAATCGGTGATGGCGATCAGCGAGTCTGACCCGTTTGGAATGGTGGCAGAATTCAGCCAACTAATCTTGTTCAGAACGTAGGAATAATCTGCAGCCGTCTGTAGTTGCCCGTTCTTATAAAGTTCCAGGTACGACGGGTCCGGCAGCGCGCTCATCGTGAACGCTACATTCTGCCCGTTGATCGCGCCATACACCGCCAAGTAAACGGACATTAGACTTCACCTACAGCTACAAGTTCGTCGCCCGGTTGCGGGATGGATGTTGGCATAAACTCAACCGGCAGGCTCCCCGCGCTGGCAGTCCCAAGCGAGTAGTCCTGGTTCGGCGCTTGCATGGCCGTATTTCGAAACACCTTGATGAACGTCGGAACCGGACTCACAGCGAAGACCGCGTTGTACCCGTCGATCACGCCGGAGATGGTTAGGTTTTGCATTTGAACTCAATGATCAGTACCCCATGCACTCCCACAACATTGTATGGCCACTGGTAGTGGTGATCGTCGGGAATGTTGCGCTTGCCGTCGTGCTCGATATGTTCATGTACGATACGCCCGTGCCGAGGCTTTGATCTGAAATCGTGCAGGCGTATCCGGTCGCCACGGTCGGGAGCGGAATGACTGGAGTGCAACTCGTCGCCCCGCTGGTGAATGTCCCCGCCGTCATTCCCCCAGCCGTACCGCCGATGGTCCCGCATCCAGTCGGTGTCGGGGACGCCCCCGTCGCGCTGATTCCGCGCACCTGTACGCCGTTCGCGTTCCAGCTGATCGGGTCACGGAAGGA